CCGGTACTCCATTCCATATGTGACGCAAGATCACATACTTCTTGTATTGTACATGATAGAGCGCCGATGTTTTTGGCGGCTGTCGGCAATTAGGGCGTCCGACGTCTAGACACGTTCTTGGCTTTTTCTGAGCATAAAACGTGGAGTGATATCGTCCACTCTGACGGGCAGTTTAGCGACTTAACGGTCGGAGTTTACACTTCACTGTGGCAAATTAAAAATCTACACCTAGTACCCATTTGCGTAGGCACTAAGCTGAATTTTGGGTGTTAGTTAAACCAACAACCCCATTTCCCTGTCCACTTCCTCCAGGTAGGTAGCATAAGTGCTAACTTCCGGATAAAGCCCAGTCTTCTCATAGAAGGCTCGGACCAGTGGTTGGGACTCTCTGTCAAAGACAGCTTCCTCATACTGAGCGAGTTCTCTACACACGTCCTCGACATTCATCTTGCAAGCAAGTTCATGATCGGGGCACGAGCGTATCCAATTCGGAGTCTCACGAAGAGTCTCGATTGCCATAGGTGCACGGTAGATACCGTTCACCTTACGGAAACCTCGTTTGAGATAAGCTACCTCGGACAACGACCGGTGAGCGACTAGTTCACCAGACTTAGCCTCATCAGTATAAATCATACCAAATGAAGCATAAGCCTCTGTCACCGTCAACTGGTTAAACCAGTCAACAATGCTGTCAGAAAAATTGATGACGTTGTCATCACCGTACGACACCATTGAAACAACGGTGCCGAACGGCGGAGCGACCACGCCAGCCATTCTCGCACATCTCCTGTACGCAATGCGCATTGAAACACTATTGTAAAAAGAGTTCAAGCACGTAGTGAGCGGATTTCCAGACGGCTGCGAGTGTGAAAGAGCAATATATTTGCCCTCGCACATCCACACGCTGTTGTAGACATCCAACATGAGCACCTCACGAATTCGGGCATTTTCAGCACCATCATCGTAAAACGCATTCACTACCTCAACGAATTGAGAAAGAATACAGGAGTTGAGCGTACCATCGAACGACGAAAAGTCTCCAGCGAAGACCTTCTGTCCAAAACGACTCAAGACCTTTGCAGTTGCAGTCCAGTCATATCCAACCGGGTTAGTACCGAGCGATTGCTCGTTCTTGATTCTGTTTTCCATTACATGGGCAACAAAACCAAGGAAGTACATCCGGACGGCAATGGTATAATCCATCGGACCGTTTGCAAACACGCGGGTCTTAAGAGCGTTCACCTTCTCGATTGGTCGTCTCTCGTCTTTCAGAGTGGCAGTCCAAGCGACTGGAATTCGAACTCCACCCTTAGCTTCACTCAAGCGATGCATCACTGCACGCCTAACTTCAGCATCAAAGATGTAAGTTTGATCATTTCCCAGCCACCCAGTCTTACCATGCGTGCCACCCTTGCGTTCAAGAACCCAAGGGTAACCCGCAGAACTTCCGCGATTAATCGCGCCGAGGAAAGTCGAATCCTCACTACCAGCAATTGCTTCTTCAAAAGTAAGCACTCTAGCCAGCCGTGAATCTCGACCACTCAGCAGCAATGTCTTCACTTCAGCAACAGCCTGATTGACTTCACCCTCTGGAATGTAGGGAGTGTTTACCGAGCACTTGGCGATGTTCTTGTTCATGATATTCACATCTCTGTGATACATTATACAAGGCTTCGTCGTAGGCTCGTGCACAGCTCCGTGAATAACAGAGGGGACGATATCCGTCTTGTTCATTGCGAAAGGCGGACGAGAGCAAACACCCACAAACCCAAAGAGGGGAGCAGGCATCTGCAACAAGTCCAGAATTTCGGAACTCTCGATTTCCGTGTTCATCTGTAGAACAACCGGGCGAATAGCAAAATTCGGCAACAAATCCAGATCGGTCTTCACCACGCGCGACATTTTGTCGAGCGCACGGTTCAGATCAGCCTGAGTCACCGATTGAGCATAAGCCTGGCTTCCATCAGTGGCTCCTGCGATGTGGATCCCAGCAATCTTACGACACATTGAAGTCTCGTTGCAGATTACGGGAGCACCGCAGTCGCCGCTAATGGTGTTCAACTGATATTGAATACAGTCACGAATGTTCAACGTCACGTCTCCTGACGACAATTGCAGACACTGCATCGTAGCCCTGGTGTTACCCAGAATGGTTATGATGCTTTTATCTGCCACACTCCGTAGGGTAGGCAAGCAAACATCAACACGTCGCACACTAGTTTCAGGCATAGTCTGAAAGTGTTTGACAATGTCGGTGTGAGCCTGAACCTGCCTTGGGAATTGCAGCAGAATTGCGTCCTTATCGTAGCCATTGCTAGCCTCAATCTCTTGGATCTTTACGACCGACCAAGGTTGTTCGTAGATGGTCCCAAAAATGTTTTCCAAAATGATTTCATCAGTTGTCCTAAAATAGTTCAACAGATGTCTCGGGGTCAACATAATTGTATCCCTCACGAACAGTCCGTTAAGTACAGTCGTTACGTTGCCATCACGGCGACGCAGCACTTTATACAAGTTTCCTAGTATGCGGTGCGAGATCAGATCTTGAGCCGTCGCATCCTTCCAAGCCTCTAGTTCAACTTCCTGTGGCGCATTCTCCATTAAAATGGAGCGTGCCTTGCCTGTGAAGTTATCACCAGAGCTTGAAGCTTCGACTCGGGTCCTAGCCACGCGATTCGTGCGAGCGTCGCCGGAGGCAAAAGCCTCAACAGCGATATCATCGCCTTCAGTCGCAACGACCTGGACCCTCTTGGTGCGGGAATCACCGGACACCTGAGCTTCAGTGACTAAAACCTTTTGCACGTGAGTGCGGTTGTCACCAGAAGCACAGGCCTCAACAGTGGTGCCCACTTGGTGGTGCGTATTCTTAGCAGGTGTTGCAGAGAACCACTTCCAGATACCAAATCCGGACAACGCCAAAACAGCCAGCAGTAGACCACTCTTAAGAGTGGCATACTTGGAGAATTGTTCCTTGACTCTCATTCTCATGATGTCACAGAACTCACTCCATTTCATCGGGGAATAAGCATCTTCAAATGCCTCCTCCTCAACTTCTGGCTCGAAAGGCGTGCCCTGGAATCGGATTGGGTGTAGCTTCGCAAAACGAGCAGGAGTTATACGCTCCTCCAGTGCTACGTTCATCGCCATGGATTGCTTATGGGACTTCTTCATGATAGCTAATGCTTCCATGACGAACTCTTCGTAATCCATAGTCCTGATCTCTCCGTCATCACCACACATTGGCTGTTGCGTCTCAGCATTGTAGAGCTGAACAAGATACGGCTTGGTATCAACAGGTCCAGCACACTTGGATGTATCCAGCCTCTTCACAGTTTTACCTGTTTGGAGACTTTCACCATCCTTAGTGTACTCTTCCTTATTGATAACCTTACCGCACAGGTCAATCCTACGCCGATAGGCATCCGGGAAAGTCAGAGAATTTACATCCTGCTCCAGCACATTGCTCGTAAGAATAATGGCTTTGGAACAAAACTTGGTCCTCTTCTTCTCCTCCAGACTAGCCATGTGCAGAGGGTAGGGCGCGAGATTCGCAGCCCTAATCAATTCCATGAACTCTTCATTAGGAGCGACCTGGGAATCGCCACGCTGGCCGAAATCGTCATAAACGACAACATTCTGGCCCGCGTAACCATCCCAGAACTCCTGTTCAGTGTTCCTGAAGTAGATTTCCGTTGAGAATTCCTTTGCAACCTCCAGTGTATCACTGAGAGCACAATGGAGATCACATGCGAGGGGCCAAGCCATTCCTGACTTACCCACTCCACTCTCACCGAACAACAAAAAGACAGCAGGCTTCATCCGAGGACGATTGCCAAACACTCCAGTGTAATCACACAGTCTGCGAGCTTCTTCCACCAACTTAAAAGTACGGTGGAAGTGCAACGTGCATTCTGAGCGAAGACCCTTGGTGTTCAACAGACCTGCAAAGGCCATACCTTCCTTGAATAGACGATCAACCAGAAAAACTAGTTTCTCGTCCTTTTCCAGACGGACGGCCAATGGTGCCTGAGTGTTATCCATGAGAGCGAAAACCTCGCTAGCCCACTTGTTGTAACCCGAAAGGAAATCATTCAACTCGTTGTCCTGAGCCAAACCACCGCATGCTGCATTGAGAATATAATCCCCAACAGCAGTAAACAGCGGGATAGCAACACGACCCAAGTCGAAGATACCCTTCAAATTACGAGACCTATCACCAAAGTACTTGATGACAGCATCAGTGTCTTTCGACTTCGGCAGACCCAGAGCACACATCATAGTTGTGGCAATGAGACTACCGAGACCAGCAGCGCACATAGTGCGGTTGCTTCCGACAAACTCCGTCAGACTACCCAAGGATTCAAGATTAAACCCCTGCAACTCAACAGAGACCACATCAGAACTGACAACGCCAAAGTACTTACGTACCTCAGCATAAATTTCAGATCCAAATTCGGCCAACAAGTTGAAGAACAGGGAGATCAAGCGCAAACCTGGGGCTGCCAAAGCGAAATTGACCAAGACCTTTACGATCTTGACCAACACGCCAACAACACCATCACCGACGGCAGCCGTGACACTACCGAGAACTCCTTTAAGAGACTCGATAATGACCTGGCTGTCCTCGATGAGCTTCATCGCCTTGTCACCGCCCTCACGCACCACCTTCCGAGTTTCCTCGAGAAGGCGGTTTGTTCCGGCGACGACGCGCATCGGATTGTAATCAGACAACGCCTGAAATTCAACACGACGAACTCTATCCAATAAGTAGCAAGTACGTTGGATATCGGACATTCGTGCGAACTTAAGTTGTTGCCTTTTTGACATATCGAACATGGCTACGACATGCTCAAAGCGCATGAAAGGTTCTGATGAACCCAACATGGCTCGGAGCCCAGTCTTAGCCGAGTGGTTCACACATACGCTGTGAACCTTAGCGTCTTCCGAAGAAGCAGAAACGATAGAGATTGGGTTTTTGTTTTGACATTCCATAGGAGGTGTCGTAACGCGAGCTCAATACAAACGCGGGTAAGCTCTTCCTTCGCCGCGCAGGGTGGTACTACCACTACAATGCTCCGCACGAAGCGGGTTGTTAGAATTTCCTCTAACTCAGGCTACTAAACCCATCACACGCTCACTTGTTCCAAAGCTTTATGGAGCAAACGAGTGATGGTGTTTCTTCCTTTGTGTGCGAGAAAATTTTGTCCAGAAGGGACTGTGAACAGCATCCCGGTGTTCACTTCCGGGGTAGACCTCAACCAACTTAATTGGTTTCGACATCAGTCGAGGTCCACACGAGACGGTGTGATATTAGCGCCGTAGATAGGACATCCGAACAAAAATCCGAAAGTCAAATCATCCTTGGCACCAACGTAGGCTTTCATGCCAGCAGGGGCGTCAGTTTTCACTAACATCCCAAGGCGAACATCAGTCGCACTATACACGGTCGGCGCTTCGTAATTACACAAACCACGTCGTGATGTGATATAGAACGGAACCTGAACTTCATGGAATGGAGTCAGATCGGTATACGTCAGATGTTCTGGTCCTTCAGTCTGGCGATAGCCATCACCATAAACCTGGCACAAACGAGTTGTGACAGATCGGCGAACGGCTTCGTTGGTATTTGGGACCAACTTGTATGAAACGCCTCCGCGATAGAAAGCAAAGATGTTGCAGCAAAAACCGACAAAACCACCAAGACCACCAACCAAGTTGGTGTCCAATAGGTAATTGTCAGTCACTTGCAGAGGGAAAGCACGGTGCGAGCGAGTCGCCTGGCGGAGATTTGTTACCATCTCCCCACCAACGAGGCAAGCGCTATCGATTGTGTTATCAGAAGTGTTAACTTCGCCAAAAGCCACCGTAGAGGCGGCCAACGGCTCATTAGAAACATTCCCCTGAAAAACAACGGAAGCGATTTTCGAAGCACCCTCAACCAAGATTTGAGGCAGAGACTTTGTCTGGTGGTCACCAGACGTAGCCTCCTCCTCAATGTCTCCCTGCAAGATTACAGATCGAACGGGCTTAGGAGGAACTTCGAGACTCATTGACAAAGGACAAGCGAAGCAGACATTAGTAGCCCACTTCCACACATTGATTTGTACAAAATTAGACACAGAGCTAGGACTAGACAAAGGCGTCAAACTCCTAACGATGAGCGAACCAACACAGCCATCAGGGCCAGTGTCAGAACGCACATCGTCAGAAGGATTACGCCCACTACGACACATCACATTTTTATGCATGTAAGGCACCACAAATTCAACTTCATTCTGCTCCGTCATGTCCAACACGTGTCGCCACGTATTGGTCGTATCAAGAGCTGGAATATCAGCGTCATCAATGATAACCCTAGGTATGAACACAACTTCGAGCCTTCCAACATGGAAAGCCGTACGAGTGATTGAGATCTTATAATGCAAATCAGCCCGCCAATAAGCGAACTGCGTTGCTAGAGCCTCAAAAAGAGACATATCGTACACTTCATATACACTTGAACCAATTGTCCAATGGGACAGCCTTACGTCGTCAACGGATGGTCCGACCGGTTGGTTAGCGAGCACAGCTTTAGACTGAGCTCCCTTCACCCACCGGAGGGTGCTGACAAGGGCTGGACGAGCAGCAATGTGTTGAATGTCCATTTCGTCGACAGTCTCCATGAAATTTCTCTCCTTCTCGGCAACCGAGTTATCGGCAGCCATGCCTAGAACAACAGCACTATCTTCCGCTTTGAAGTTTGTAAAACCGCGGCCAGGAATGTTGACGATAGCGTCTGAAGCAGAACCCTTAATGGGCCTACTCCAGCCAAAAATCGAAGCAACACCACCGACTAGGTTCGACACCCAACTGACAGTAGAAGCAATGCCACCGATAACAGGCACTTCCGAGAGAAAATCTCCGGCAGCACTAATCTTCGACGCCACCTCAGTTATAGGTCCCTTGGTTTCACCCTTAGCCTGAAAGTCAACACTAACAAGATTTGGGGTCGGACCCTTAAGCTCGATATTCTCGAACCAAGCGTACGCAGTGATAGGGATAACCGTGGTATTGTTTCCGGCAAGCATGTCCGTGATGGAAAAGAGATGGATTTTGCCAACACTGTAACCGGTGAGTCCGTTGGGATCAGCGGGATTGGTTAGACTAATGGCATCATACGTCGAACACCACGGAACACGAAGTTCCGCAGAGTTGTTATTCTGCAAGTCAATTTCCACACCAGGATAACTGGTAATAGCAGCACGACTTTTATACAAACATTTACATTCGTCGTATACATTATTTTCCATAGGTACAAAACAGGCCCACATTCGGCCTGCAACGAAAGGGTTGACATTCACCATAAAGCGAACAACCATGTCGGCTTTAAACCATTCATAGTTGTTTAGCTTATCAAGCTTACGTCCTTTCATAAAATCCTTTGGGAGATCGAAAGTCTTGAGCGTTGGACGCGATGCCCATCCAGTGTTGGATGCAAAAGGCGTCATGAGATTCATATCAGATGTTGAGATGGAAGCACTCCAGACTTCGGTAGGTCGTTGCAGAAACTTCACGATCGTGGTCGTCTCATCAAGATGAGACAAATTAGAGTCGTTAATAACTGCGAGGCTGTTGCGAACAAAGTTCGCGTCCGTGAATCGGGTTTCTTCTTGGGTGCTGGTGTTATGCATAATCACATCAGATGTGGTAGCAATAACTCCAGTGGAAGAAGACATGTTGGTGTCGGTGTTTAAGGAATCTCCGACAAGATCCATAGTTTCAATATTTTGAGTAGCAGGTGAGATTAAAAGCTTCCATTCCGAAGAATGTGTGTCTCAACACCCATTGAGACAAAGCAGTTTGATTCATGGCAGTTTCCAGGGCTGCTGGATGAGAGGCCATCTCTAAATAGAGCTCTCGTAGCGCACAGCGTGCACCGCAAATTTCGAATCAACATTTTGCGGGAGGGTTCACGTGCTCGAGTATTGAGTAATCTTGTACATCGTACAAAATTCAAACTTAACTCGGGTTCCGAAGAACACATAAAATTCCGTGATAGTCTTAATATAGCGAGTTTATCAATTTCGCTAAATAATCTGTTAGTAGATCAAACTGTACTTTATACTTGTACTAAGTTCAGCAACAAAAATTAAACATTCGTTTTGGTATTTGTTTCAGAGCGACAGTTACTTTGAACTGACAAGTCACATTCCACTAGGCAGGAATCGCCCATGCCACTAACGTAGGCATCACGCATGACACTAAAGTAGTCATCACTTATAAAACATTGATTCCGAAGGGTTTCCC